CTCGGCGGACCAGGAGAACGCGAGCTTCACGAGCGCGTCGGAGTTGAAGTCGTTCTGGCCGTTGCCGAGCCGCACGGCCTGGTTGTCGAAGATGTAGCCCTTGCCGTCCGAGCCGACCATGTAGACCGCCAGCGCCGCGGTCTGGTCGTTGACGAACTTCTCCATCAGGTCGGTGCCGTCGAAGACGGCCGAGAAGTTGCCCGTCATCGCGACGACGCCCGGCTCCACGTAGGCGTCGCCGAAGACGAAGATCGTCTGCTCGCCCTGGATGTTGTTCGCCAGCTGCAGGTCGTAGGACTCGACCGCCAGCGACGGCACGCCGTCGAGCATGATCGCGCCCGTCGTCGCCGAGGCCGTCGACAGCACCGAGGTCGTCGGCGCCGCGGTGAAGCCGCTGGCGAGGTAGGTCGCGAGAGCGATCGAGGTGCCGCCGGCGTCGATGTCGCCGTTCGAGTCCAGCACGAAGGTGCCGTCGAAGTCCGGCACGAGCTTGCGGCCGCGGACCTGCGTCGAGAACGACATCAGCTCGCCGGCAGAGAGCTGGATGCCGAGCTGATCGAACTGGCAGCCCAGGAACGCCTGGTAGATGTCCGAGCCGGCCTGGCTCAGCTTCTTCACGTAGGTGTGCAGGCGGTCCTGCGTGCCCACCGTGATGCGCTCGCCGGTCCGGACCGTCACGGTCGTCACCGGAGCCCCGTCGGTCGTCGGCGTCTTCGACCAGCTGTCGTAGACGATGTTCGAGGCGTCCGTCCAGGTGCTGATCCGGAAGCAGATCCCGTCGTTGTCGTAGGCCGACTTCTCGAGCTTGACCCAGTCGCCCACGGCCAGGCCGGTGAACGGCGTGGCGGCAGAGGCCACGATGGTCTTGGCGCCGTGGTTCACCTGCACGGTGGCGCCGGTGACCTTCATGCTCGAGCCGTTGACCTGCGCCCAGTCGGACGAGAACAGCGCCGACTCCATGATGTGGTCGTACGCGCCGTAGCGCATGCGTCCGTTCAGGGCGCCACCGACGTTGAAGCCGGTGCGGACCGCGCCGCGCGGCTGGCGGCTGGCGGAGAACGTGTCGTCCTGGGTCGTCTGCGCGGCGGCGGCGACGGACTCGGACGAGAAGAGGGTCTCGATGTAGTCGGCGGCGGTCGTCGACGGCACGACCGAGGAGCCACTGTTGAGACCGATGAAGATGCTGCGGCTGCTGGCCATGTGTCAGACCTCGTCTGCGAAGAACTCGGCGGAGATGTTGCTCTGGAGCCAGCCCGCCGCCTCGTTGGTGGATGCGGTGACCTGGCGGAGTGCGGGCGAGAAGAACTGGACCCGGCCGGCGTCGCCCTGCTCGATCGCGTCGACCACCGCCTGCCCGATCTCGTGGAGCTTGGCGGTGCCGGAGTCGATCGGCACGAAGACCGACACGACCACCTCACCCGTGATCGTGCGGCGGTTGACGGCGTAGATGTCGCCTCGGTCACGCCAGAGCACCGCGAGCCGTAGCCACGGCAGCTCGTTGTCCGCGGCGTCTCGCGGCGGCACGAAGCGCACGTTCGGGTAGGCCACAGGCAGCCCCGTCGCTGTGGCGATCCGGTCCCGGACCATCTCCCGCAGGCTCTGCTCGACGGTGGCGTAGGTCACGGCCCCAGCTCCTTCTTCAGCTCAAGGCCCGCGGCCTCGTACTCGCGCAGGAGCTTCTGGATCGCCGCCACACCCACCGAGAGCATCCCGGCGGGTGCCGCGGTGTGGTAGCCGCCAGCCACCAGCACGACGCCCTCGGTGGCGCGGCGGCGCTTGGTTCCCTTCCGGCCGCGCCCCTTCGACGGGCCGGGGTCGGGCGGCTGGAAGGCACCCGCCTCCCAGATCGACGCGTACGGCACGTTGTTCGTCAGCAGCAGGGTGCGCAACTTCGGCGCGCCCTCGATCTGCTTCGCCATCCTGGCCGCGGCGTTGTTCGGGTAGGTCTTCTTCCCGGCCCCCGGCTCGTAGCCGGAGGGCGTGTCGATGCCGACGTCCCAGCCGTTGCGGAGTCGCCCGGTGTCGACCGGGGTCGCGCCAGGCAGGACGGCCGCGGCCTCGAGCGCGAGGCTCTTCTGGATCGCGGCCACCCGCTCGGGGAACGCCTCAGCGATCTTCCGCAGCCGGTCTCGGAGCTGTGCGGCCTTGATCGCCATCAGGTGCTCAGCTCCATGCCGTAGCCGGCGATTCCGTCGCCGATCTGGACCGGGTGCACCCTCACGACCTGGTAGGTCACGCCGCCCACCGCGAGGCGGTCGCCGCGCTTCGGCTCCACGATGCTCCCGTCCGACCGCAGGACGCGCGGCATGGTGAACGAGGGACCACCCCCGACCGCCTCGTCCCCGCCGCCGCGCGCGCCCTCGCTGGCGAAGTAGACCGGCGCGCAGGCGAAGGTCCACTCCTCCGCGGTCCCGGCGTCCGTGTAGCCGCCGGTCGTCGGGTCGTAGATCTGCCCGATCTTGGTCGTCAGCGTGGCCGTCAGGCCCTCGCCGAGCTTGTCGGCGATCTTGCCCAGGGCCGCCACCATGCGCTCGGTGAGCGCGCTCACAGCGCGGCCCTCCACGCCACGGTCCCGCCGCCGCCGCTCAGCACGTCGCGCAGCAGGGCCTCGACCTTCGGGTAGCGCCGGGTCTCGGTCGTCGACTCCGCCTTGCCGCCAGCGTAGGTCACGGAGATCCCACCGCCCGGGCTGCGGATCGACTCCGACAGGATGCGCGCGCCGGTGGCGGTCGAACCCAGCGTGGTCAGCTCGCCCTGCAGGTGCAGGACGGCCGCCTCGGCGTTCGCCTGCCGGACCGCGGTCGGCGTGCTGGTCGAGCTGACCTGGTAGCCGTCGCGGTCGACGACACCGGCCCGCGGCCAGTCGAGGGTCTGGTCCTGGGTGGCGCGGCGCCCCTTCCAGCGAGCGCCGAAGGTCTGGTCGAGCCACCGAGCACTTGCCTGGAGCGCCTGCAGCTTCGCCGAGCTCGACGCCGCGGTCCACTCGGCCGGCACGGCGCCGTAAGCGGCGAAGTAGGTGTCGACGTCCGCCGGCTCGATGTAGTAGGTGGCAGGCATCAGGGAGACACGCCTCCGGTCGGAACGCTGTCACCCAGGTAGGTCGCCCCCGACGTGCTGCTGCCGGCCAGCGACAAGTCTCGCGGGGCATCCCAGCCCGGCGCGTTGTCGAGCGCCTTGGCCAGGCGGAAGCCGAGCGCGACGTATCCCTTGTAGTCAGGGTGGATGTTGTCGCCGGAGATCGTCACCGCGTCTTCGAGGCGGTCCTGGTTCTCGTCGACGTTCAGCAGCACGACGTTCGAGTACTCGCCGGCGACCGCGACCTGCGCAGCTTCGTACGCCGTGCGCACCGCAGGATCTCCGCCCTCGCGGCCGTGCCGGATCAGCTTCGGCCAGACGATCGCCATCTCGCTGCGCGGCTGCGTGCGCGTGGTGTAGAGCGTCATCAGGCGGTCGAAGATGCGCCGCATCGCCGCCTTGAAGTCGTTCGTCGAGATCTCGATCGAGGCGTCGTTCTCGGCCAGCACCACCACGGCGTTGCGGCAGTCAGGACGCACGCCTGCTTCGTGGAGCGCGTTGAAGAACTTCGCCGTCTGGGACTCGAACTCGGTCCAGATGTCATTCGCGTCCGGGTCCCAGATCACCTCCGGGAACTTCGCCTTCGCGTCGCTGAGCACCGGCGTTCCGGTGACGCCGACCATCGGGATCGTGAACTCGTTCGTGCCCTGCAGGGTCGGCGCCGTCGAGATGTTGGTCGGCGTGGCGACGTGGCTGCTGTTGATCGACGGCGTGAGACCGGAGACCCCGGAGATCGCCACCGGGAACGTGCTCGACCGACGGATCGGCTTGCTCGATCCGCGGTTCGCGATCCGGATCGTGACCGACGATGCGCCGACCGTGACCGACTCGATCGAGTCACCGTCCGGCAGGGCCGACTCGTGGACCGCTGCGGTCGAGCCACCGACGCCGAGGTTCAGGATGTAGATGTCGGTCTCGGGGAACCGCAGCCGCAGCTCCTGCAGGTAGGCCAGCTGGAACGAGGCGATGTTGAAGATGCCCGGGTGGTAGACCGGGCTGCTCGTCAGGTTCGTGTATCCGAAGTACGTGCCGGGGAACTGGTCCGGGTCGAGGATCACCGGCTGGATCTCCTCGTCGGTCTGGTTCCAGACGTAGAACCCGTCGAGTTCCGAACCCTCCTTCGAGATCAGCTCGGGGTCGTTGTTGTAGCCGGCGGCCTGCAGGCTCATGCCCGCGACGAAGCTGTGCCCGATGATCGGCACGACGAGCGCGGGCCTGCCGGTGGTCCCCGCGGCCGGGGACGGGTTCTCGATCGCGTCTGCGATCCGCTGGCCGATCTGGAAGGTGCCGTCGTGGCCGAAGTAGAACTGGCTGGTCAGGACACCGGCGTTCGACTTGAACACCCCGTCGTCGATGTTGACGACGCCGATCTTCGGGAGCTGCCCGCTGATCCGGTCGATGCTGGTGCGGATGACCTGCAGCGCGATCTGCGCCTCCTGCAGCGCCACCGCTCCGGCGCCGCCGGTCGCGAGCGTCAGGAACTCGAAGTCAGGGTCGTAGTCCGGGCGGACCAGAACCACCGGCACGTCATCGGTGTCCTGGCCTGTGTTGAAGACCTCAACCGCCGCGCCGCGGATGTCGTCGATGTGCTCGGTGAGGAGGTCGCCGAACCAGTAGCAGGGCGCCCCCACTTCCGCGACCGTCGACCCAGAGACGACCGTTCCCGTCAGGCCTGTCGCGTCGAACTCGAGGACGTCGAACTCGTCGTTGTCGACCACCGAGATCGGAAGGATCTTGCCGTTGAGCGCCGTGCCCAGCGTGCCGCCAAGACCCGAGATCTTAGCCATGTTGTAGAGCTTGCCGGACGGGTTCGTGATGCTGTGGTTCGAGGACGTACGGATCCGCGCGACGGCGCCGGCCACCGTGGCTGCAGCGATCGGCAGCGAGCGCCGCAGCTGCGTCAGGTCGACCGCCGTCTCGTTGTGGCCGTGCATCATCACGATGCCGGCGATGCGGAACGGCTCCGGAGTCAGCCCCGAGCCTCGCTCGAGCATCAGGCTGTTGGCGTCCGCCATGATCCGCAGCAGCGTGTCGTAGTTGCTGCCCTCGCGCCCCGACAGCCGCTTGCTCCAGCGGCGCGCCGTGGTAGCAGATCCGACCGCCCGCGTGATGAGCGGCTGCTGCAGGCCGAGCTTGATGCCCACCGTCGAGACCCTGGTCGAGTCGCCGACGATCTCCGATCGCTTGTCCTGGAAGTGACGCAGCACCTCAGACTCGAAGCCGTAGTGCTTCGACGGGTAGGTCCCCTCGGCCCGGAAGTTGGTGTTGCCGTTGCTGTCGGAGTCGTAGAAGTCGAGCGAAGCCCGATCGCAGATGCCCGTCGAGGACGATCCCGAGGCCGTGAACGCGGCGATCCGGAGCGTCGTCGAGGTCAGCACCTCGACCTCGAACTCGATGCCGTCCATGTCGGACAGCCCGGTACCGCGGACGCGCACCCAGAACGTCGCGCCGACGTCGCGCTGGACGGCACCGGCGAGGGTGATGCGGGTGCTACCGGCAGACGGCGCGTTCGGCGTGATCGCCGTGATCGGGATCGAGTTGCCGACGTGGTTCCAGATCGTCACCGGGACCGACGCGCGGAACGGCGTCGCTAGGTTGTTCCACCGCTGACCCCAGTGCGTCGCCTGGCTGTTCACCGCCTTGATGCGCACCTGCTGGGCAGCCGCGTTGAGCGTCGGCACGCCCGAGATCGTGAGACCCGACAGGCTCTCCTGCGTGAACCCGGCAGCGTTGAAGGCCGGCGCGAGACCGTCCATCAGCTCGCCGACGAAAAGCACGATGTCGGTTCCGGAGTCCTCGGCAGAGAGCGCCACGGCGACGGGGATCACGAGGCTCGCGGACTCGGTCCACGAGCTGTCACCGTCGCCGTTGGTCGCGCGCACGCGCGCCTTGGCGGTCTTGTCGTCGTCGGACTCGATGACGGTCGTCGACGTGACGCCCGCCTCGACGAAGTAGGAGTCGCCCCACACGCCGCCGTCGTCCAGTGAGACCTGGATCTCGAACCGCGTCTCGGTTTCGTCCGCGGCCTCCCACGAGACGCGAAGTCCGCGGTGGTCACCGATGAGAGAGACGGTCGACGGTGCTGTGGGTGCGGCCATGGATCACTCGCCGATCGGCAGGTCTCCGGTCTTGCTCGTCCCGCGCCGCTGACGGCGCTCGCCGCCGGCAGGCGCCGGCTCATCGACAACCACCCTCGCACCCTTCGGCGCCTCGGTGGACCATCCCTTCGCGACCCAGGAGGGCGCGTCGTCCTGGTTGACGATGCGCTTCTCGGAGCCCTTCCAGATCGTGACGGTGGGGAGTCGTGCCATGGATCCATGCCGCTCCCCGGGATCGTCAGCAGCCCGCCGGCGGGAGCGTCACCGGCGGGTCGCTGTGGATCACTCGGCCGCGCGGCACGCGAGCATCGGGTTCAGGACCTTGAACCCGAACAGCGTGTCGACGACGAGCCGGTTCTTGCGGGTGGCCATGTCCCAGCCCATGCAGACGCGCAGGCTGAGCCCGCTCTGCGGGTCGGTCGCGACGCCAACGTTGGCCGCGGCCATCTGCTCGGCAGCGCGCGGCAGCGGCACCGCCGCGAACGCGAACGCCTCGCGGTGGTAGGCCAGGTTCATGATCTGGCCGTTGAGCGTGGTCTGGACGAAGGTCACGAGGGCCTCGTCGGCGGCCGTGACCTGCAGCTCCGGCGCGATCGACAGCGTGACCTCGTTGCCCGAGGCCGTGGCGTCCGCGGTGATCGCGTAGACGGTCGTGTCGCCCGCGATCGTGAACGCATCGCCGGCCTTGAACGAGCCGGTCAGCGTGCCGTCGTCGACGATGATGCTCGTCGAGCCCTTGGCGGTCTCGCCCTTCACGTTCGGCGACGCACCGGTGACGGCGGTGGTCGAGTGCGTGCTGAGCAGCTGGGTCGGGTAGAAGTTGAACCCGAACTTCCGGGTCAGCTGGCCGGTGACCATGTCACCGACGCCGCGCTCTCCCGCGCCCTGGTGCTGGGTGAACGCGCTCAGGTTCAGCAGCGACGCATTGAGCGTCGGGCTGATCTGGAAGAACATGTTCGCCTCGTCGGTCGTCGGGCACTTGTTCGCCAGCAGGATCTTCTGCGTGGCGGTGATGTCCGAGACCGCCGGCGTGCCGCCGACGATGTGGTAGGGGCCGACGCCCTGATAGGCGAGCTGCATGCAGATCGTCGCCACGGCGTCGCCGATCTCGTCCACGCACGGGAAGACGTGCGTCTCGAGGAAGTCGGGGCCAGCGAACGCGCGGTCCCAGTCCAGCACGTCGAGGCTGGTGTGACGGTACTTGTCGACCGTCAGCTGCGAGGTGCCGGGGTTCATCGCCTCGAACGAGAGGTCGGTCTCGTCCTTGACGGTCGGGCGCTGCCGCTTCTTGATCGTGATCGTGTTGCCACGGTCGTACGACTGCCGCTCGCGGTCGTAGCTCGTGTTCACGGTCAACAGGAAGTTGCGCCGGTTCGACAGGTAGCGCAGCGCCTCGTTGGCGTACATCTGGGCGTTCCATGCGCCCGTGACGACGGGGGTCACCATCTTCGTTTCCTCTCAGGTCTTCGTATGGTTGTGCCCCGCGCCTGGTTCTGCTCAGGTCGTCGAGGGCGGGACAAGGGTCACGCCATCGCGTTCCGCTTCGGTCGCGATGCGCTTGTAGGTGGGGAAGTCCGCGACCTCGTCCTTGGTCAGGTGCCTGACCTTTCCGGACGGCTGGGTCGGAGCACGGCTCGCGCCACGCGGCGCGCCGCCGGCATCACGCTGGGCGGACTTGGCCCAGATGAAGTTGCCGAAGTCGGTGTCCTTTGCGAACTCGGCCAGCATGTCGTCCATGCCGGCAGGGCCCTTCGTGTTGAACGCGGGCTCGCCACGGGCATCGAGCCACGTCTCCCGGATGTCGCCGGACTCCTCGTCCTCCTCGATGCGCAGGCGCTGCTCGAGCAGGGCCTTCACGATCTTCGGGTTGAAGCCGTAGGTCTCGGTCTCGCCGCGCTCCAGGAGCGCGGCCTTTTTCGTCGAGAGCAGCTGCTCGCGGTACTTGGACGCGCGGCCGTTCAGCTGCTCCAGGGCAGCGTCACGCTCGGCGATCTGCGCCTCGAGCTTCTTCCCGATCTCGGCCTCGAGCTTCTTCCGGATCGTCGCCTCGACGGTCTTCGCGTCGGGCGTGCCGGACTCGATCATCTCCTCGAGCTCGGCGAGCCGCTCGCGGGCGGCCTGCAGCTCCTTCTCGGTCTGCGACTTGACGCGACCGGTCTTGCTGTTGTTCCGCCGCTCCGCCTCGAGGGCTTTGCGGAGCTGGCCAGCGTTCACGACGCCATAGCCGTCGACGTCGAAGCCGTCCGGGGCGAACACGTAGCGCCCCTCGAGGTCGTCGGACCCCGGGCGGTACATGTCGCGCGGAGCGATCGTGATCGTCTCCGGCAGGTCGTCGAGGCTGTCGAGGATGGCCTTCAAGGTCTTCGCACTCATGCAGTGGCTCTCCTGGGCATCACGCCCTCGTGTCGGTGTCACACCATTCTGCGGCGACGCGCATCACGCGCTGTCGCAACACAGGATCCTGCGGACCATCATTCCGTGGCGGTCCTACGTCAAGACCCAATCCCGAGCCGCTTCTCCAGCTGCCGGAGGTTCAGCGGCTGGTAGTCGGACCCGACGAACTGCTCGATCTGGACCTGGCCGGACCGGAACAGGCGGCCCCGGGTCTTGCCGAGCACGTCGTCCTGGACGGCCGCCGGCTGCCGGCGCAGCCAGTCGCCGTAGGTGGTGCTCGCGGCGACCGGCGAGGCGGTCATGCGGGTGTAGTCGATCGACGCCCGGGACGACCCGTTGCGGCGCGCCACGGCCTCAGCGAGATCCTCGGCGGTCGGCTTGCCGGTCTTGCCGGCGAGGATGTCTGCCGGCGAGCGGGTCAGGCTGACCGCGGCGGACCTGCAGTTGAAATGCGCCGGCGGCCTCGGCCCCTCGTCGACCCGGAATACCCGGCCGTCGAGGGACGCGCAGGTGATCGTCGTGCGGCTGTCGAGGACCGAGACCCACTGGACGCCGATCACGACGTCGGTGTTCTCCTCGGCCACCAGCTG